TTTGTCAGGGTCACCATAGATTGATTGCACCCACATCTGTATCAATGATTTGCCTCCACCTGATGGGCCGAACAATGAAACAGTCAGACCCTTAAGGCCAGTGAACGCATACAGGGGGGCAGATAGTCCGACACCAAGTGCAAACATGTGCCAGTGCAATCCTGTTTTCTCAAGCACAGAGGTGAAGTCTGCCCACTGTTGAGCGTCCCCTGATACACCATACAACTCGTTGCCAAGTCGTTGAGTGCCAGCGGATAGGCTGATGTTTTCTTCACTGACTGAACCGTCAGGCTCTCGGCGTAGAAGCGTGTCACCAATCACAAACTGGGAGAAGTTTTCTTTCCATCCCATCGTGGCGTACAGATTGGTCATCGCACGTTTCTGCCGCAATTCATCCATGTATGAACGTAGCATAAGTTGGAAGTACTCCGTCTGTCTTTTATTGTTGAGGACAATGCCTTGATCGGCAATGGTGGAAGCAAACTCTCTATGTCCGTCTGTGAGGTGTGCTTGTCTCAGAGCAAGTTCTTGCCAGCCCTTATGCTGACGATTCCAGTGGTAGCGCACAGTCTCGTAACCAAGACCCTCGTCACGACCGTAGCCCACGGGGTAGACGTCGAACGAACATACGTCAATATCTGTCTCGTCAATGGTCATCTTGATACCATCAGCGGTGCGCTTAAACCCACGTGGCATGGGTACATCAAACGCCGCCTTGTCTAGTACATCTTGTGGTGGTGCAATCTGTTGGTACTGCAACCCAAGAGCGGCAGGACTCTTTATCTTGTCCTTAAATTTGCATCCCTTGCATCCCCCGGGACGGTCTATGTCAAACTTACCACAACGTGTTGGCCCATCTGTGTTGTCTTTCCACTGGATCAGCTTTTGCAATGTTCGTTGTGCGTCAAACTTTGGGTGGTTCTGACTCCACTCAATAGCCGTAGCCTCAGGCTCAACACAAAATGCGGCGACTCCCATTAGGTTGTACCACTGAGGTTCTTTGACCTCGCCTTGGTTCTCTACTGCCCACTTGATCTGTTGGCATTTCTTAACGACAACCGCACCAATGGTAGGTGGGAACTCAGTCTTGACTGCCATGTCTTGTAGCAACTTACTGCCAGTTGTATTACGTGGCAGGCTCACCTCGTGAGCTAGGTGGGAAACAAGACAAGACTTCAGCAACTCAGGACTCACTGGCTCAGCGTCCACCAGTAACTTAACCTCGTTACCATTCTTAGGATTGTGTGTCCCAATGGGGCGTAGCACCAATGCACTGTTGGCAGTTAGCCCTGCATCAATATGAAACTCGTTCGCAATCGCCGCTGACTTCATTGCTTCAGCGATTGGTTTCCATCTAGCTGGTTCGAGTTCTTCCGTCAGACACCAGTAGACATGTAGTCCGTTGCCTGAGAATACGATCATGGGCTTAGGCAAGTTCATTGTTTGAATGAATGTACCTAGTGCAACAAGTCCTTCCTTCCACGATGGATACGGCTTGTTGTTCCCACAGTCAACGTCCAAGGCGACAACCTTAATCGCTCGGACATTATCTTGTTTGCGGCTTCCCTTCTCCTTAAATGCGGAGATGGCGAAGTATGTGTTGTTGCCTGTTTGGTCAAGGCCAGCTACTGCCTTTGCGAGTTCGTCTACTGTAGAAAAGAATCCTTGTCTATTGCCATCAGGATTGATGACTGTCGTGACATAAAAACCTTCCGACGGTAGAACCCGCTGGAGATGTTCCAACGTGTTCATGTGCCCCTGTCAGCGAGGGGATTTCTCCCCTCACCCCTTCAGTTATAGTTACTCAATATCTCAACGAGACGCTCTTTTCTCTGCTTCTGTTCCATCCCAATCACCTCAGGCGTAGGCCATTGGTGTTCGGACATTACTGCCAGCAGTTTGCGTAGCATTGCCCTCACTGACTGGTCATTGGACTGGCGGATTTTCTTGCCTCTCACCCATCCATAATAAGTCATGCGAGATACCCCTAACAACTGGGATAAATCCGTAGTTGTCAGAAGCATATGCCTACGAAGCGACTCGACCTTTGTAAAGTCGAGAGGCGGTTTAGGCGTCATCTGCGTTCACCTCACCTACAAGGGCAGCGATCTCGTCAGCCAAAGATGTTGCTGCTTGTGTGTTGACAGGGGCCGCAGCAGCAGGGGTAGCTTTCGTCGCAGGTTTAGATGCACCGAAACCACGCTTTGGGGTAGCCGCTTGTGTAGGTGCAGGGGCAGGTGCAGGTTCTACTGGTTCAGCAACCTTAGGGGCGGGTTTCGGGGCAACTGGTTTGGCGGCAATCTTTGGCACTTCAACTGCTTGCCTTGGATTCTCGCCAGTGATCTCACGGATTTCGGCAGACCCAAACAACTTGTCAACTGCGTCTTGCGACTCATCGTCAAGGAATCCAGACAACCCGAATTTTAATTTAGGGAAGGATGCGTCTGTATCAAATGTGATCTTGGTCTTGACAATCTCAGGTGGGATACCACGCATAGAGAGTTCTTTGACGTAGGCATTGAAACCTTTGAGTGCGGCAGGTGTAACTTGCAGGAGGTACACAGGGCCAGCAGGGTCGTCAGCCGACACTACAGCAAGACGTTTCTGATCGGAGCAAGCCTTGATTTGTTGTCCGTTCTCAGCAATCTTAGAACCCCATGCGTTCTGTGGGCAAGAAGCACAAAGATCATTCTGTGGGTCTGTCGATGACTGGTCAGGGCCAATGCCATCAAGCGAGAAGCAGTCAGGTGCAACTGGCTCAGAATCTTTTGTCCATGCCTTGGCGTACCAAGTCTTTGACAGGCGGGGGTTTGCACCAACAATCACTACTTCTAGTGCAGTGGTATCTAATACAGTCTCGTTACCGCCTTCGACAATACGGAAGCGGCTACCCTTAATGCTGATACGTGGGAACGATTCAGCACTACTGATACCGCCCATAAGGGATTGTGCCAATGCAGATGGCACACCGATACGACCAGCGAGGTGGGCGGGAACTTGAATGTTTGCGGGGATGATGTTGCTCATAGATATTCTCCTTTGGTGAGCGGGTTATGTGCGGTTAGTCGCACGTTTGGATTTGGCGAAACCGCCTTGTTGCCATTGCGTTGCCACTGCACGTGCTCTCTCAGCGGCAAGGTGTTCTTGTACATACTCGTTGTCAATGGGTTCGATGTTTAGCTTGCGTTTTATTTTGGTGGCAGTAGCGTGTTCTGTTAACGCTTGATGCGTACCTTCATATGCGGCTTGCTTAATCCATTCTCTAATGATTTTCATGGTTCAGTCCTCAACTTTCATTGTTGGTTTACGAACAGTGACATCTATCTTTGTTCCATAGGTCACACCTGCGGGTACTGCCTTGTTACGTTCAATGTACCCACGTACTGCAATCTTGCTTACACGTTTCTCCAGCATGTCGAACGCTTCATTTGTTCTAACAAATTCCAGTACGGCATCCCAGTCGGCTACGTTGGCGTAGTCTGTAGTGGTTAAGAACGCAGTGCCATGTTTACCTTTGAATGAGGTAACGCCCTGTGCATCTGCTTGCTCTTTAAGCCACGCTTCTATCTTGTCCATCTTCGCTTTGAGTCCTGCTACTTGGCTCTTGATCTCGGCTTCGATGGCTTCCTTCTCGTTACGTAGTTTCATGTACGTAGCAATTACGTCGTCTACTCTGACAGTCATGTGTCACCTTCTTGTCTGTTGTTGAATTAAATCAAGAAGCAATCCTTGAAGCTTTTGTTTATTCTTCAAGCGTTCGTACATTTTGTGTTCGAGGTCTGTTGCCTCTATGTGTACGACATTGGATACTTGCCTCTTACCTATGCGCTCAATGCGCCCATTCGCTTGAACATATTGCTCGTTGCTATTGATAGGGCCATACCATATGATCGTTGACGCACTCGTTAGAGTGAGTCCATGCGCCATTGTTGCGGGATGAGCAATCAATACATGCGGTGTCTTGGCATGTTGGAAGTCGTGGAAGATTTGGTTACGCTTGCTTGCGGATACCTCGCCGTTCACAACTGCAACCGACCAGTGCTTGCTGAGTTCTTTCTCAAGCATGTGCAATGTGCCAGTGAGTGGTACAAATAAAATTACTTTTTCTCCTGCTTCTTCTATCACCTCCTTTACTAAGTTAATACGTGGACTGCAATCAATTCCAATGTTCTGTCCGTCATCACCATAGGCTACGCCGCAAGCGATCTGAACTAACTTCTGAATCTTGACTGCCTCATTGACCGCAGTGATCGTTCCCTCTACGCTCATCTCCGTAACAAAATGTTTAAGCATCTGTGAGTAATGCTTCTTCTGTTCCGCAGTGAGTTCTACTTGACGAGTCTGAATGATTGTGTCGGGCAACTCAAAACATTCGTCCCGCGTGTACCTGACCGCAGGTTGTAGGATGTGCTTCACAATCTCTACGCTCTCAGGTCTTGGTACAAATTTCCATTGACCAATCTTCATCATCACTTGTTCTCTGAACGCCGTGAATGTCTTGGTACAGAATGGTGAACCAACTAACTTGGCAAGTGCCCATGCGTCTGTCGGGTCATTGGGTGTTGGTGTACCAGTCATCAACCACAAACGTGCTGTCAAATTGTTTGCCATCCATCTACGAAATATCTTGAACCGTTGTGTTGATGGGTTACGTAGCACTGCCGCTTCGTCAACGATCACCAAGTCAAACTTGCCGTGTGCTTCTTCACAGATGATGGGGAATCCATCGTGATTGATGATGTAGAAGTCAGCCTCAGTGTTCAGTAACTTGCGGCGCTTCTCAGATGTTCCATGAAGCACAACAAATTTACGGTGCACAAACCCTGTAAAGATAGCGTCAGCCCATACACGTTCAAGCGTAGATAGTGGAGAGATGATGAGCACCTTCTTAATCTGCTTGGTCTGTATCAAATAGTCAGCCGCCCACAATGCAGATTGTGTCTTGCCAGTACCGATCTCGTTGAGTACCAACCCACAATGGTTAAGCGTAAGGAACGCCGCCGTCTGTCGTTGGTGCTCGTATGGTTTGTGTTGACCACACCATTTGTAATAGTGCAGTATGGGCGATGGTGCTTTGATGCCAAGGTTACGCAGAACCCTGACCTCATCCAGTCCATGCGGTGCTACCACAAGGGGCACACCACGTACCGTGTAGGGCTTGGCAGTTGGGATACTGTCGAGAACCCTATTCGGATTGTTTAATTTCATAGCAAGTGTCCTTGCTTGTTCCACCACTACCATGTCATCACCTGTAAAGTTTTTCTTCTAATGCTTGCTCAAGAGAGTGGAGGGAGTCAGCGTCATACACTAAGAACCACCATCCACCTGCTCGTTGTATTTCTTCACCACACTTGACCTGCAATACCGTTGGCTTCTTGGTCTTGTCAGCTTTGACCTCAATGCCTATGAACTTGCCCTTTGCAATCGCAATGATGTCGGGGATACCTGCTTTACCAAAGCCATTACTGGCGGGGAAGAAGTACCACACATCGTGCTTCTTAAGTAACTCAACAACCTTACGTTTTATCTTGCCTTCGGGGGTCAGTGAACTCATATATTACTCCTCTTTACATGAATGTCAAGTAGGGTTAAACCCTAGCATAGTCACAGTTGTGTCGGGCAGGGCAATAGCGGCACAAGCCACTCGGTTTGGCAGGCCAGTTGTCATGTTCCAATGAGTCGTTGATGCGTTGGATACGCTTCATAACCTCAGCCCATATCGTGTTGACACCACTGCGATAGTACACCTCGGTGTCCATAGCCATGTCCTTCAGCCACACTAGGGAAGTCTTGACCCTTGTCACCTCAGGATAGTGCTTGAATACTTGGGCGGCGAACAGTTGCATTTGGAATTGGTCAGCGTTTCTCTTACCTGTTTTCCAGTCCATCACTACGGCAATCTCGCCAGTGATTACAAGGATGTCAAGTTTAGATCGTAGCCAAGCGTCAGGCTCCCACCAAGTTGTTGGTGTAAGGTTGTCGGTTAGGACTAGCTCTTTCTCTATGCACAGTTCGCCACCTTGAGCGATGCGTTCGACTGAGGAACAAAGGGATTCGTAATGGGCTACCTCTTGCGGTAAGAGGGTGTTCTCTTTGAGTCGTGTCTCAAGGAAAGCATGAACTCGTTCACCGTACTTACTGGCTTCACCCCCTTCGTCTATCACATCCTTGACAATACGTTGTCGGAAGTAACGCAATGGGCAGTTCTCGTACAGTTTGATGGACGAGTAAGAGTGGCTAAGGCGCATAGGTCATAGCCCCGAGGGGTGTCCTCAGGGTTCTCTGTTTAATTGGAAGTTTCAGTATAGCCTACTCTGACATGCGTTGCAACACATCGAACTTTGCCAGTTCTAAGGCGGCAATTAACGACATGGTGTCAATCAGATTCGTAGAGTAGCGATGGTAGTTGTCACCAATCTTCACAAGCACCATGAGATTGGATGCGTCCTCATTGTCTTGCACTGTGTTGATGATTGCCTCAAGTAATGCGAGGGCTTCGGTGTTACGTGGTGTGCGTTTGATTTCAGCGATAGTCATATGTTCTTTTCCTTCAATCTTTTTTCCGTTGCTCTCACCACATCAACCCAATAGTAAAGGTCGGGCAGGTTAAATTTAAGTTCGTTGATGTCTTGTTCAGACAAACCAACCCATTCAAGTGTCAGTGGGCTTTGCTTTCCGCAGTTTGGGCACGTGCACCACTGGGCTGTTTTTGCAGGGTTGCCAAACCATGTAGTCGGTTTAACCGTTATTGGCTTACTCGTTTTAGTCATGTGTTGCGCTCCTTGTGTGTCATTAGGTTTCTCCATAATTGTTTGCAGTACCCGCTTCACATGCAACTGGCAACGTGCTTGCCCAGCTTGGAGGGGTAGACATGATCTCGACAATAAGTTTCTCTGCGTGTTGCGCTTGTTCTTCAGGGGCAGTGATGATGATCTCATCGTGGACTTGGAAAGCCACGTGGTAGTGGCGACCAATGGCAGTCATCTGTTCAGACACAACGATACGAGCAAGTGCTTGAATCAGATTCTCTGTGACCTTGCCACCGTAGATACGAGTCCAACTTATATCATCCGTTGTACCAGTAGTCACGCGATCTTTAACTGCCTTGCGGTAGGTACGTGCATCAGCGATGTATTCAAACCCGCTGTTGGTTTGGCGTAGTGCAGGGTATTTAATTTGCAACTTGTTGGGGAGTGTGATGCCTGTGTTGTCGTAGCTAACCAGAGGATGTATGTTGCCACTATCACCTTGGGTCATACCAGTCAGTGCGTGTCCACACCTCTGCCATAGTGCCACAATCTTGTGGTTCTTCTGTCGATAGAGTCGGACAATACGATCAGCTTCGTTAAGGTCGATCACTACGTTCACACCACCTTGCCCTATCTCAAGGGTACGTCGGAACTTCTCTGCGCCCATGCCGTAGCCAAGACCAAGGATACAGGTCTTACCTACGAATCGTTCTATCTTGTCCCCCTTGGTAATCTTGCGCCCATACACATCGGATGCGAACTCACTATATACATCCCGCCCCTCAGCAAACGCTTGGACTAACTCATCCTGTCCTGCAATCCACGCAACCATGCGGGCCTCAATCTGTGACGAATCACAAGCCACAAGAACTTGTCCTTTGGGTGCTCGTAGTGCCCGCCTGATCTTGTTGTTCCCACGTGCAGGTAGGTTCTGCAAGTTCAGCTTATCGCCACCGCTAAATCGCCCTGTGTGTGCACCATAATAGTTGAGCATGATGGGCAAGCATCCACGTTGAGCGACACCCAGTAGGGCTTCGGTTCGGGTTTCTTCGATGGTTGATTTGACCCCTAAGCGAGCGGCTACTGCGTTCTGCACACGCTCATCAGGATGTTCCAGTAAGTCGGTGAACGCTTTGTCCGTCTTACTAAATGCCCACGCCTGTTTGCCTGTACGTGCGCTGACCTTACTCGGGGGTTCGATGCCAAGGTTAATAAGATACTTGGAGAATATCTCGTTACTCATTAGTGTCTTGGTCAACACTTCCTTGGTAACACCAGTCAACCCCATGTCTGAGATCAGTCCATCCTTTCGGGCAATTACTTCCTCAAGATGTTCACGCAAGAGAAGCACATCCAACTCGATGGTCGGCTCGGTGTACATGCGTAGCGTTTGGTCGATGACCAGCAACTCGCTGACAGGAAAACCTTTCTTCATCTTGTTGAACAAAGCATAGGTCAACTCCACATCGTTCTTGCAGTACTCTCCGTATCGTGCAAGTTCTTCGGGTGTGAAGTCTGCCTTGCGTTTACCCAATGCTTGGACAACCTCATCACCCTTCTTGCCTAGTCCATAGTAGGTAGTGAGTGCGGCAAGGCTTCCCCCTACTGTGAGATTGTGCAAGGGTCTTGCTATGCTGAGTGTGTCAAGCCATAGCCTAGGCTTGATGCCAAAGTGCCACGATAGGATTGCCCCATCGAAAGCAGTATGGTGACAGAGGATTGCCTTGTTGCGGTAGTCAAGACTGTTGAGGAATTTCCCCACGTTGTCTCCGCTATACCAGTCTGTGGGGTAGTCGTTTACCTTCACGCCTACACCGATGACCTCAAAGTCAGGGCTACGTACGTATGCTTCCGTGGTCATCTTAGACAGGGAGTACTCCTTGTCGTAGTAGGTTTCAAAGTCAATCGTTACTATGTCCATGTCACCCTCAATTATTTTTTATAAACACAAACATAAATGCAATTAGTGCTAGGGCTAGTAGAAGTCCTATACCTACAAGTATGCCCCCATAAAACGATAGGCTACACACCATTCATCACCTCAACAAGTTTGTCGATGTAATGCCGTGCCTTCTTGATGTCGTCAATGCCACCCTTAACATCGCATCGTGCAAGATATTTGATAGCGTTACCCCGCAAGAATCCTGCGAACTGTTCGGGTGTCATCCATGATTCCATTGCCTTCCAAGGTTGCACACCCATGTTCTTATAGTGGTCACCGCCTATCTGCAAAGCATCTACCTTGTCGCTTGGTACGAACTGTGTTACCGCATCAGTAATCTGTGGGTTGACTACCTCACCTAGCATAGAACCACTGAGCACACGCTTACGTATGCCGTACACCTGCGGCATGTGCATAGTGAACTTAGCACCAACATCTTTCGGTACTGCATTGGGGTGCTTCAAAAAATACTCTGCTACTTTCGCTGATTTACTTTTCTTCATCGTCTTTCTCCTTGGGTTTGATGACACGTGTTACTGTTTCTAACGTAGTAAAGCGATGCTCGTTGGCACATTCATACCTACGATACACCGTATTGGCGGGGCGAGATCGGGTTTCTTTAACAGACACCCATGTGTTGCACTCAGGGCACTTCACTTTTTGCTTTCTCTTGTTCTATGGATTTGTATATCGCACCGTACTCATCTTCGTCATCACCGAACACACCGAACTTACGGCGTAGTTGTACGCTTAGTTCAGCACATACACCGTCAGCCGCTTGTAGCGTTGTCTCTTTATTGATAGCGATGTGGTAGTACGTCCTACCCTGTACGCTCTGAGCGAAACCGTATAACAACTCTGTTGGGTGTTGGTTATTTTTAATTGAATCGAACAACAAGTCAATCCATTTTTCGTTAGACCAGTCGGGTTGAACCCAGTCGTATCTAGTCTTAGTGCGTGTGCGTTCTGCTATAACATCTTGACAGATAGAATCTAGTACACCTAGCTTGGCACGTACCTTCAACCCCCGCTTGAACACACGCAAGGCTCGTAACCACTCGGTACGTTTAGCAGGAACAACTTGTGCATCAGTGGTTGGCTTGGCGTTCATACACTCACCAGTATCGAGATTGAATTTGATGCCGTTGAATACTTCGATACCTTCAGCTTTCATAGCCTCTCGCCATTGTTCCCATCGGTGAGCACCATAAGAACCCGCTATCTTCTTGGTATGTATTACACGATGGCGACCAGTGGCTACCCTCTCCCATCCAATAGGTATTGCTCGGGCTAGTGCTTGGCTTAGTGTGATGGAATAGTTCTTTGCTTGAGCACTCGTCATGGTAAACGTCAACGTGTTGTCAGGTGCAAAGACACAGATAGTCTTGTTGTCCATGCGCAGTTCAAAGTTCTCGTCTACTTTATGTAGGCGACACCATCCTTTGACTGGCTTACCCTTGTCAGGGAAACGGCATGTACCATACAGGCGCTTAGCCTGATCGTATGTTTGTATTGCGGCTTGATGATAGTAGGTCATCGGATTACCTCCACGTTGTGATGTTTAAGGGCTTCTTCGAGGGCTTCTCGAATTGATTGGCGTATGATTTTCTTCATGCGCTTTACTTGATACTCATGGTATGCCTTGGTGTATTTGTACAGACTGAGGTTGGTATACATACCCTCCTCACGTTGCTTGGAGTAGTCTGCACCCGCTTCCATAGCGAGGCGTACCATTAGCTTTGTTGATATACGTGACTGCATATTAGCGTGTGAGTTTGTGGGCTACTACAGTAGCAGTCAGAGTACCAAGGTCAACATTAACTACGACCTCTTTCTTCTCACGCTCTACTACTTGGCGATGCCTATCCTTGTAGTCCTCAGGTATCAAGTCCCACAGTGGAGGCCACATCTTCAATGCAGGAGATAGCGTTGCATGTGCAGTGATAACTTCCTTGACTGCGTTAACAAAGTTTGTTTTCTTCTGCGCTACTGCTTTGATATTATTGCGGTAGTCCTCAATCTCTTGGGCTATCTCATCCCACTCGTCACCAACTAACTCGTAGCCGTGATAGTCTCTACCCCTAGCAGGTACATCTTTGGGTAGGGTGTTGGGAACAGGGCGTGTGCTAGTTAGCTTGCACTCCAATCCACCAACATCTTTGCCGTTGATTTTTGATACCTTCATGTTAGAAGTCTCGCTGAAGAAGCACATCGGTAGTGCGTTCATAGCAGGGATGTATTTACGATGGATGATTTCATAGATGCGATCACCCCACGTTGCATTGATGCTATCCCTTGCCGCATTTATCTGTTTGTTAAACATGTTCTCTGCGTTCTTTACGATTGCATCCTGTAAGTCTTTACTAAATCTAACTGTAGCCATGTCACTCTCCTTTTGTTAGTTGATACACCATCTCATTGGCTTCCGCCAACTTGTTTTCAATGTCGTACATAACGACAAACTCTTGGTCAGGGTAAAGTTCCCTGATAGTGTCTGCTAAGGTTTGCAGACTCCGAACGACTCTCATTTTTAACTCGTACTCTAATACCATCTTCATGCCTTTCTATTTCTACGTTGCCATCGGCAACATCATGTACCAAAGCAGAGAGTAAAACCCCTGCACGAATATGATTCCGTATCTCAGAGCGTAGGTACGAGATGTAAACACCCATACCTACGAACAAACACACGGCAAATAACTCGCCGTATGTAATCACATCAGTACCACTTCTCCGAAAGGTGCAGTGCCCTCATCGGTAGATACCCACAACACAGGACAGTTGGGTTCGTTACCGAAGTCATCACAACACAGGTCAGTCAGGAACACTATTGCGATAGGTTCGATGCCGTGTTCCTCGATGTACTCAAACACAGGGCTGAACGCAGTACCTCCACCGCCGTGTGGCTTGATGTCTAACTCATCATCTACACCATACGATTCGTAGTGGCTCACCTCGCTATCAAAGTACACCACATGGATACGTGTTGGGAACATATCCTCCTTGACTGTACGAATCTCAGCACCGAACTGATTGATAATGTCTTGAGTGATTGAACCTGAGCAGTCCACTGCAAACAACACCTCACCCATCGTCTCACCACTGGTGCTTGGCAGATATAAACCTTGTGCTATAAAGCGGCGGTTAGGTCTAGCCCATGAGCGGGTATCGTCTTTGCACTTGACAAAGAAGCGTTGCATCACATCACGCCAGTCAACCTTAGGTCTGAGTACCTCGTCAACCAGTCGTTCCATACCTGCACTCAACTTGCCCATCATCTTTGCGGCTTGTGCCGCTTGTGCTACCTTGACTTTCCACTCGGCTTGCTCTTGTGCTTGCTCGGCTTGTGAACCCTCAGCATCTTCACAGTTGTCGAGAGGGTCACCATCTCCGCCGTACCCACCACCTCCACCACCCTCGTCATCTTCAAGGATGTTGTAGATACCATCGGATGTTCCGTTGCCTGCTTTGTGAATATCATCACTAAGCAAACCCTTAGGGGGCATCTTGCCAATGTTATCGTCTACCAACAACTTGTTGATTACGTAGTCAGCCGCCTTGTTCCAACGGCGATGTTGTCTCTCTTGTCTGCGGTAGTTGTGCTCAAGCATCGGATGTAAACACTCATGTGCTACAAGGAACTTCAACTCCTCATCTGTCAACTCGTTACAGAAGTCAGGGTTAAACCGCACACGCTTGCCATTCGTTGAGGCAGTTGGTATCTCACGGCTCAGTACGAACGGCATGTTGAGTGCCACAGTACCAATGAACGGATGCTCAAGTATGAGTGAGGTCTTTGCTTTCGCAAGACGTATCTTCAGCTTGGCTTCTTCTTGTGGGGTGATTGGTATCACCTCCTCTTTAGGCATTACGCTAGTCATCATTTACCTCCCATGAAAACGGACATCTTGTCCATGATTGCTTTTGCTTCTGCCGCTGTATCACGGCGAAGATCGGGGTCGTTACGTAGAGCATCAGGATGCTTGAGTAACGTAGTTTCAACTTCTTGTCGAAGTGTTTCTAGGTTGGGGTCATCCATGAAATTCAAGCGAGACAGTAAGTCACACTGTTCACGGATGTTCTCAACCATGCTATCTCTGAAGATAGACTTGGGGTCGGCTAGTTTCTCAGCCATGTGCTTGACCTTATCGTAGATGCGTTGCCACACCTCGATCATTGCCTTGCTCTGTGCATCAGCAACCCTACGCTCAACGTCTTGTTGGATGCGAGACAGTTCCTCTGAAGCTATCGACACACGGAAGTCACTGCTTGGTACAGGGAATATCGCTACGTCAAGATTGAACTTGTTGCCTATGTCATCAGGACTCGGGTAGTCATTGGCATCGTACAGACCGATGAGTAAACGCTTGGCATCTAGTACCAGTTGGGGATACTCATTACGGAAGTCAGACACAAGGCTAAACCACTCGTTCTTTTCCTTGCGGAACTCAGTCATAAAGTTGAGGTAGTTGGATGTGGGTAGCATCATCGTGCCATCCAAACCCCACGGCAACGTGTTGTCATAGAACTTGGTACGGATGTGTGTTGACTTCTTGTGTACACGATCAAGTAGATCGTTCATTGGAAGCAAGACCTTGTTGTACCGACCTACATCTATGGTTGTCCCATGCGATGATGCTACGTCACGTGTTACCCGCTTGTCGAACTTACGAGCAGTCCACTGTGATATGGATAGTTGCACTAGCAACGCTCTATCATTTAGATTCATACTGTCACTCCTAGTTGGTTGAAGATGAGGGGACTAGCCCCTCGGTTGGTTAGAACAATACTTCTTGATGTTGTATCGACCACTTGGTAAACGCTTGAGTGTTGGCTAACTCAGGCTTCTTACGTGCCGCATAACTGACTGTTAGCACACTGAACTCAGCAGGCATACGTTCGGCATAGGTACAGACACGTTCAAAGTTGTTCTCAGTAGCACGTTCAGCAATAGCACCGCTGAGTGCATACAACGTAGCAGGGTCAGTTGGTACTGCCGCAGTTGTTGGGTTGAGAAGAATGTTGTCAGGGTTCGGTAACTTACGGAAGATTTTGATAAAGCCTACGAACTCAGCGGCACACCCCTCACCGACTGCACCTTTGAACGACTCGTACTCTGCCTCAGCAGGGACAGTACCAAGCACATCAGATACACCCTCTACCCAAGAGCGAGGTGTAGCGTTCTGGTCACGCTGTGGGTCATAGTCATGCAACAAGTTGGGACGAAAGCGAATGAACGAGATCAACTCAGGCTTGACGTTGTTCTGTAGTGCCCATGCAGTCCAGTCATCAAGGTGTGTATCGAGGTCGTAGACTGTCTCACGGTTACGCAAGTGACCAAGCACTCGGTTAGCACCTGCCCTGTCAGACTGGCGGTTACCTGTTGAGATCACCTGCCATCCATCAGGCATCGATGTACCGTGGAGGGTACGTGCTTGGCAGATGTTGGCTAAGACTTTCTGTAGGTCACTGCTTGCTTGATTGCGGTCATCGAACAACAAGATGCCACGCTCAGGTGCTTTGCCCTTGACAGGAAACCAGTCAGGCAACTTATAGTTCAACTTGTCCTCTCCGTTGGGGAACAGGATACCGAAGTCCTCCACAAGCATGGTTGGCATGTGACGTTCGATGCAAGGAACTCCGAGTTCCTCAGCAACTTGTTGCACGATGGTTGTCTTACCACCGCCGGGACTACCCTCGATACAGATAGTGCGTTGGATGGGGAATAGAGACTTGATTGTCTCCTTGAGTAGGGTGGCTCGCATTAGTGGACTCCTCTGTAAAGTCTATGGTCAGGGCCGTAGGACACTGCTTGTCCCTCGGTTCGGGTTTTCTTGGCATCAGGCTTTGATGCAAAGTACATTGGATTACCGTTGTCATCCTTGACAATGGCTCCGCTCTTTCTGTGTTTCAACACAAACAGACGTTTCATAGCAACTCCTTAGTTACGATTGAGAGGGATAAACAAACACTCGTATGGATGACGTACCCCTTTAGCGTCAACATACGTTTCACCGCATCCAACAAGCCACTCAACTACGAGTAGCGTGGTGAACGCTGAGAACAGGAACATGAGCAGGACTGTGCCTATCCCACGTAAGACTCGTTTGAACAACGTGTCATTGATGGACATACCCATTGGCTTGATGGGTTTGAATCTAAACTTGCTTCTAAACATTATTCTGTCCTCTTGGGGTTGAGTTGTTTGAGCAGGGATACATCGGTGAACAGCATGTAGTTGCTCTTGTTCATAGGTGCTACTGTAAACTTACGTTCTTTAGCGATCTTCTCCCCACAAGCCATGCAAGTGGGTCTTGCCATAGCCCTCCGTTGAGGCTCTACCCTTACGGCATAGCAAGAGACACAGATAGGTAAGTGATAGTCCTCACTCATACTGTACCCCCCGAGGTTTACGCCAGTTGATACGGCGATAGCTGATGTAGTCATCCCCTACCCTGCAATACTCTACAGAGTGAGGGAGGAATACAGGTAAACGAAAGATGAGGCGATGAAGCCACGAATCTACTCTGACAATCATAAGAACCTCCGTGTATAGTTAGTCGTATCTAAGCCCTGTTGCAGGGTCAATCAACCCCGCAATCTCGTACTTAGCAAACTCGTTGGAAACGAGTGCTAATGCACTCGTATATTCAAGGTCTGTAATCAGACCATCGACCCATAACTGGGTCTTTTCCCTGATGCCGTCATGTACGGCTTCAAGGTGCTGTTGATTTATCTTCACAACTACCTCCACAAAAATAGGGTATGAGTTGTGAACCCATACCCCTTGCTTCACAAATTGACAATGACGAGTTTACGCATGTCACCGAACCGAATCATCACTCCGCTGTAGCCGTCTTGCTTCAGCGTTGATGACTCACCCTTACCAACATAACTGCCAGCATAACCTGACAATCCCTGTACTACAAAATCTTTGCCACTACGCCAAGCGTCTACTGCTTCAGTCTTGGTCTTGTAGTCACGACCATAAGCAGGGGTTACATGAAGATGTTTCATAAATACTCCGCATCAAACGAGGAGTGAAGCGGCACTCCTCAAACCGTAGAAACAAGTGGCTGATTAAGCCAACTTTGTAATGATGACCTTGCTAGGTGCTTTACGCTCAGGTAACAGAGCAACGTAAGGCTTACCGAAACGATCACACATAAGTATCGGTGTATCACCGCTAACCTCAGGCTTGAAAACCCTAGGTGTCAACTTGTTCTTCTTCGCAACTTCCAAGATAGTTGTGTAAAGTTCTTGTGCATTGTCAGCATTGAAGCGACCCTCTGCATCAGGTTTTACAACGACTTCACCTTTGGTGTTGGAGAAGATGGAAACATTACCCTTAAAAATCATTGCCATGATTGGCTCCTTGTAAAGTAGGTTACTGAAAGTGCGGTAAGCAAAACGCCGACCGCTGAGGGCAGACTACCGCCGACCCGAAAAAACGTCAAGTGCGGCCTCGTTCTCTAAGAGAATACGAGTGTAAAGTATTGTTTAAGGTTGTAAACAATCTAAAAGATGTTGCTAACACAGGTGAACAATCTGTGTCAAGTTAGGGTGTAATAGATTGTTTGAAACAGGTTGAAACCCGCATGAATACTGGTGTTGTGGGGTGTGTCAAGTTAAACAATCTAAATAATCTGTGGTTTTAGAAATGAAGTTGCACACCGCAAAAATAAAATTTCTAGACAGAACACTCGCTGAGGAAAGGGTATATAAAAAGTGTAGATTATACAGATTATATAGATTGTCTCTCTATGGATATTAATTGTAAGTGGTTGATTTCATTGGTGTTTCTAACTGTACAGTGTAAGGTTATACCATCTAAAAATGGGCTAATTGCGTCAAGTTATTTACAGATTGTTGTGGATTCACAGATTATTGTAAGGTTTCAACAGGTTATAGCCACGAAATTACAGGGAAAGTGTTCACATTGCGTGTAAATCAGGCTTTAAAGCGAGCCGCGACCCCCCGACGTATGGTTATATATAAGATATATAAGAGGAATGATCCCCCTTGGTCGTGCTGTGTGGTGTGTGTAAGGTTTTTAGGACAAAAAAAGACCCGCTTTCGCGGGTCAGTGGTTAGAACAGTGCCATTGCAAGCCATAGCAACACGTAAAGTAGTGGTGCAAACAGTACAGCGGCCAGTAGTGGGTGCTTCTCGCAGAATTTTTCCATCATATTCTCCATAAAGAGAGCCACTTTCGTGGCTCTCGGGGTTAAATCATCTTCAACTTCACCATCTCAGGCGGTATGCCATCGTCGATCAGTTCTTGTTGGAACCTTACAGCGGCGGCGTCTCGCTTGAAGCATTGAAAGAAGATACTATCTCCAGCTTGCCAGCGAACTTGAAACCGGTTGGGTTCTTGTTTACGGGGTTTGCGTGGGTCTTTATAAGGAACAATGGTTACCTTCATAGTTTTCACTCCAGTATGGTTAAAAAAGAACCCGGGCACTGTCACTGCCCGGGGTAAAGGCTCTTAAGCCAACTTGGTCACTTTAGGACGGTTGGGCTGGTTGCCGTCTCGCTTTGGTAACACCGCAATGTACGGGTTGCCGTAACGATTTGCCAACAAGACCGCTTCCGTTCCGCCTTCAGTTAAGAACAGCGAGTACTTGTTAATACTTGCTTTGTTCTTTTTGCCCAACTCCAACATCTTTTGATGCAGAGCCGTTGCCTGAGTGCTGTCCCATGCGCCTTCGGGGTCTCGCTTGATAGCGATCTCACCCTTAGAGTTAAGGACAACGGAAACCTTCCCTTCAAAAGTTCTATTTGACATAGAATCCTCCAGTATGACCAATTGTTAAAGAGCAGGTGAGTAGGTCAGTTCACCTACTCTGTCAGCGATGCGATCACCGCCGACAAATTCAGACTCTCACAACTAGACAAAAGCGTCAAGTATGCTGTTTTCCCTAGGGGATAATGACCACAATGCTTGAAGGGTTATTCGCTAGGCTCGGCGCTTGTCGAAGCGGGAGGGGGGCACATGGACACGCGAGCGGACGCCCCGCCCCAGTTGTAGTAAACCTCTTAAAGCAAGACCCAAAAAAAGGAACGTGTAAAGTTAGCTAAAATTTTTGGCTACCCCTTGACACTCCCGTCACTCTCCGTGATATATTGCGCTCATGGATAACCTACCACTTCACCACACAAAATGGTCAGACAGGCTGGCGTTCGATATTGCCCTAACTTTGGAAGGTAGCGGAGAGACGCTGCAAGAAGTTATAGGGCGGCATCAGATTTCGTCTACCGATGTACTGTCGTTTAATGCCGACCCCATCTTCCTCAAGAAGGTGGATGCCTACCGTGAGGAAATCCGCAGTAAAGGGATGACGTTCAAGCTCAAGGCGCGTGCGCAAGCTGAAGAACTCCTCACCACATCTTGGATGTTGATTCACGACTCCGCAGTTTCACCCGCAGTCAAGGCCGACCTGATTAAGTCCACTGTTAAGTGGGCAGGCTTGGAGCCAAAGGGTGAAGTTACCAACGAAGGCAATGGCGGCGGAGTTCGTATCAATATAAACTTGGGCGGCCAACAGCACGCAGTACAAATTATTGACAACCAATCTGAGGTAGTGGATGCAACTCCCATCGAACATTGAAGAACTCTTTACCCAAACCTATGACGGCTTTAAAGCCGTCAAACTAAGAAGCGCCTCCGAAGCTATCATGCTCGAGAACGCGCTTGGTCGCGCCAGCGTTTCGTTTCAGACCAAGATTACCCGCAGTAAAAAGCGGGGGCGTGAGTTTGTTGTCCTATTGGTAGGAGCGCCTAATGGCACTTGATATTGACTATACACCGCCGCCAACTGGCGAGAAGTTCATGGAGTCAGACCGCAAGATGCGGGTGTTGATGGGGCCGGTCGGTTCCGGCAAGTCCGTAACTTGTTCGTTTGAGATTGTGCGGCGAGCGTCGATGCAAGAACCCAATGCCCAAGGCATACGCAAAACACGGGCGGCGATTGTGCGTGAGACTGCACGCCAGTTGCAGGACACGACGATTAAGACGTTCCTCGATTGGTTTCCACCGGGGGTGTGTGGTGACTACATGCGCACCACCAAGACTTACTTCTTCAAAGTGGGTGACATCGAGTGCGAGATTATGTTCCGAGCACTGGACGATGCAGACGACGTTGCCAACTTAAACTCGTTGGAGTTGTCCTTCGCTTGGTTCAACGAGTGTCGAGACATTCACCCCGACATCATGGACGCGATGTCCAAACGTATCGGACGATTCCCCTCGGCCAAAGACGGCGGCCCGACGTGGCATGGAATGTGGGGCGACACCAACCCACCGACTATGGATACGTGGTGGTACTACCAGATGGAGGGGCTGGACGTTAAGGACGGCGTATCTCCTAACAACAACGGGTGGGATGTTTTCAAACAGCCGTCCGGACGCAGTGTGTATGCAGAGAATGTCGAGAACCTGCCCGAGGG